GTATTCATGCCCGTACCGACACCACCGACATCAGTATCCACAACATTTGTGGTTGCCGAGGCGTCAAGAGCGTCGAGGATAAGCTGATCTTCGCGGCGACCAATGGCCGAAGCAATGATGTAAGCCAGCTTGTCCTGTTCCTTGTACGGAACCTTCTGCTGGTTGAAGATGCCGGTGTATTCGGCCGCGTTCCAATCTTCCAGCACGGCCGTCGCGTTGCCGTGCATGATGTTCATTGGAATAACGTCGGTCTGATCGATGCGCTTGGTTGCCATGCCGCGACCGATCTTGTGGAAGCGGTGCGTTGCGCCGACGACGTTATCGGCCAGTTCGACGGTGTTACGGAGAAGGCCCGAGCCTTGGTAAGCCTGCTTTACGCGGGCGTCAAAACTGGCCTGTTCGTTAATGGTAAGGTTGCGAGACATTGCGCAGAAACCCTCAATCGGTTGAGCTTTAGGTTTGTGCGGTTGTGCCGATAGTCGGGCCGCGAATATGCAAAATCGGGGAGTTTTGGCGTCGTAGCGGGGAGGATATGCGTCCGCTCGATTGTGGCCGTTGTGCATAGATATGCCACAGGCGGGAAGATTGTCAATAAATGGCGAACAATCACCAGAAAAGGAAAGGCCCGCTTAGGGGAGGAGATCCAAGCGGGCCAATCAGCAAACAGTGAGAGGTCGAGGAGGAGTTCCACTCACAAAATCATTTGTACCCAAATCAGGGATACAATCAAGCCCCCGGCAAGCCTCTAATTGGGGATCCAGATGCAGCACCCTTGCCGAAGACGCTGGAACTCATCGCGTCAAGCTGCTCCTGCTTGGCGTAATCCTTATCAGCAACGGCCTTTTGATAGGCGACGTGCCATTCTTCCGGCGACATGCCTCCACTGTCTGCGACATGCAGTCCCGTCGGGATCGATCGCTCGCCAGTCATGCCACGCAGCTTGTTGAGGAACTTGACGCCGCGCGCCGTACCCATCAACTGAATGGCCGTGTCTGCATCCTCGTCGGAGAGCTTGCCTTCCTTGTCCAGCTTTTCCAGCCAGAGCATTGTGCCTTTGACGACGTGGCGGCCATTCGGTCCAAGCGCCTTCAATTCCTGCTCAGGATCGACGGGCGACGGAGCGTGTTCGTTCATGCCCTTGAACATGTCCTTGACGATCGCTTGCGCCGTCTGCTTGCCGATGCCGTATTTCTTGAACACGTCGGCAGCGACTTTCAGCCCCGGATCGTCCGGCTCAAGTCCAAGGCGATCGACCTCGGGATCAAGCTCTATGCCGCCATCGAAATATTCGTCTGGCGTCTCCGGCACAATGTCGTCAGGGTTAGCGCGCCCCGAATTGCGCAACTTGGTTTCGAGATCTGCATAGGCCCGAGCCATTGCTTCTGGTGTTTTGAACTTCTCCGGCAACCACTTCGGGCGCTCGTCGCTACCTTCTTGCTTGGCGTCGCCCTTGTCCTCGCCGCCTTCTTCCTCGTCCTCGTCGGCACCGTACTTGCCAAGACCAGCCTTTGCAAAGCGTGATGCCGGTTGCTCTTCGGCACCGGCCCCGCCTTCTTGTGTGTTGAGGCTTTCGCCCTCGTCTGCATCCCCTTCGCCACCGCCTACGCCTTCTGGCGCATAGTTGAGGCGTTCCCAAATCTTCCCACGTACAAACATATTGGTTCCCTTCGCTGTGGAGTTGCTGCCTGATTAGCGCTTGCCGCGCTCCGCATTGCGGGCATCAATACGACGCTGGCTTTCACGGATCAACGTTTGCTGAACCGACCACTGCCGAACGAATGCCTGCAATTCGTAGTTGCGCATATACCGCTCACCCTGGGCAACGCGCAATGCATCCTCGATCATGGCTATTGCATCAGGGTCTTCATCGTGCTTGCCAACCTTCAAGCCCTCGCCCGGCTCTTCGCTTACAGGCTGCGTCTCATTGTCAACCGCCGCGTTGTCCTCGTCGGGAGAGGGAGGTTGCGGGCCTTCCTGATCGCTGCCGTCTCGTTCGTCCTCAGCCTTGGCGCGGTCATAGCCCGGATAGGCTTCCGCGATCTGCTGCCGGCTGACATTCTCGCCAACTGCATCAGAAACAGCGTTAACGGCAGGCAAGCCGGCATTGGTCCAATGCTCGTCATTTGCCGGGTCCAGGTTCTCAATTGCCTTGCGAATATCCATCTCATTCCACCTTTTCCTGTGAGAGTTTCACCATGTGCTCAATCCATCGGACGAGTGCATTCTGCATTTCTCGCCCAGCCATGAACTCCCCAGGATTGAGCGGGATATCGCCTTCGATAATGGCGCTTGTCCGGTTCATGGTACTCGCATAAACGGTCTTAGTCTTCAAAAGCTCCAGAAGCTCCGGCCCTCGACCTGTCCCAAACACATCAAAGAAAATCTGTGCGTCGGCAATCTCCTGGATCCGTGCCTCGCGCTGATCCTCCTGCATCTGCTCGATTTCTTCCGGCTCCATGATGCCGGTCAAGAACTCTTCAAATTTTGCCTTTGCCGTCGGGTTGTTGAGATCGATCATGCCTCGAGAACCTTCATGCCGATCGCGCCGATAACCGAGCCAAGGGCAGCGCCAACCAGCGCCAGCATGACCGCATAAAGCCAAGCCGGAACCGCCGCGCTTTCAGCCATGCGCGCATTGATGACGGCCGACGCCAGAAAGGCAAGAGCGCCCAACCCGAGCGCTCCGAAGATCAACCATCCTCGACCATTGGATATAAAGCCCAAGCTCACCATTGCCGCCGCAAATAGGATTGCGGCGCATATCAGGTCCGTTCGGAAATTATCTATCATGCTGCTACCCCTTCCATCGCTGTTGGATCTTCCATGCCGGGATCAACCGGCGCGCCCTGCTGCGCTGCCGCTGCCTGCCCGGCCATCTGTTGCAACGCTTCTTTCTCGTCGGGCGTGCGCAAGAGCTTCGGATCTACGTTGAGCTTCTTGAACACCCAATCGGTTGCTTCCTCGATCTTCATGGAGAGGCCGAGCAATTCGGTAGCCTGCGGCCCGCCCACCTGCTGCACGATCTGGACGCCCTGCACAAAGCGCTCGACCTCACGCGCCGCCTGCCCCTGAACGAGAGGCGACGTGAACCGCAACTCGATCTCGCCCGCGTTCAGCCGGAAAATGCCATCTTCGGGAGCCTGCACCACGCCGATCTCAGCCAGCACCTGCAAATGCGCCTCAAGCATGGGAACGATGCCCTCGCGCAAGATCCGAGAGAACGGAGCGCCGATCGACTGCTGCATGTCTTTGAGGCGTTCAATGAACTCGGTTGCCGACCGCACTCCGTCCGATATCTCCGGCAGGCCGGTGTTGAGCATGATTTTGTTAATGCTCTCTTGCAGATCCTGAATGACCAGTTGCGCAAGGTTGATGTCGCCGCCCACATGCAAAGGCTCGACCGATGCCCCGTTGCTGCCGCCCGTCGATCGCACCGGGATTGTTGCGCCTGGGTATATGCGGACATTGTTGGCATTCACCACGCCGTCATTCTTGACCAGGAACACACCGGCGATTGCAAGCGCCGCCTGCTTCAACAGGAAGTTCTTTACCGCCGACAGCACCCTTGCGTCAGGCAGAGCGGCCATCACCAGCGAGCGCCCTTGCACTTCCTCGACCGACTTCGACCATCGCGAAACAGTGATCGGCGTGACACCATACTCACGCTGAACAATGCGCGACGCCTCTTTCTTGCCGGATCCAGCTTTGCCGCAAATGTGAACCTCGTACCGCCACACACCATCCGCCCGATCGTAATAGCAGACCTCGATCAGATCGTATTCGGGCGGCACCTTGTCCTTCGCCGTCGGGTCCGGGTTTGGAATGCGCTTCGCATCGCTCCACTGCCCCTCTATCTGGTCAAGGCGCATACGATGCTTGATCGATACGAACTCAACGCGACCGTTGGGACCTTCCAGGAACGCCGTGTGAGCCTGCGAAACGCACCGATGCACAACCGGGTCTACATCATCGCCGCGCGTCGTCACCATGACCGCCGTGCCAGCGACGACAAGCTCTTGCAGCCATTCCGAGATAGATAGATCGAAGTTTGAAAGCTGGAGCGACGCGAACAGAACATTTTGCAGCGTCGTCAACTCCCGCCGCATGGATGTTTCGTCAGGCCCTTCCTCGCCACCGGCTCCCGCAAATGGCCCAGGAACAAGATCCGCCCAATGCTGCCCCATCGGGAAAAGATCGTATTGTAGGCGATTGCAGAGCTTTACAGCCGCGTTCTGCAACGTGCTATCGAACACACGCGGCGAACTCTTGTCAGTGCCTGCCGGGATCGCCTGCCCCTGCGGCTTGCCGGATCCATTGCCGGTGTAGGGGGAGCGGTCAGGCAGCGCATAATCATAGCACTCTGCAAGCAACGCCTGCCAATTTGCCTTGCGGCTCCATGCCAATTCTGAACGCGCCTGAACGGCATCTATTGAATACGCTGCCATGACCTTGCCCCTTATCCTGCGAGAGTTGTGCCGCCGCCGCCACCGGCCGCATTGAGAAGCTGCGGGACGCCACGAGTACG